AATATTTAGATAATCGTATCACACTTGTAACATTTTCTTTTACAATATTATTAATTTCATTCCTATTATACGGATTTTTAACACTATTTCCCTCTTTTACAATTAAATTGTATAAAGAAATAATATTAAATCCATATATAAATCCGTCTTCATCCTTGTAACTATAAAATTGTCTTGTTGATACCTCATACATTTCATCCATTGTATAAAAATCTGTATCATTTGTGCATAACTTTCTATTTTTTAAAGCAGGGCCTCTCAATTTATTTAATTTTCTTTGTAAATAACCTCTGAACACTTTCTGGATTTTTATTGGATGCACCGAATTTTTACAATATTCGTATAAACGTTTTGTTATTTCCTCTTTATTACCACCTCTAGTTATTTTATACTGTAAACATAATTTTTTTAATTCATCTATCCTATATTTAACCGTAAGTAATTTATTATAATTTTTCATAGATAATTCTTCTCTTTTCTTTACTATCTTATTTTTTTTTATAGCATCATTACTACCATCGTTGCTACCATCGTTGCTACCATCGTTACTACCATCGTTACTACCATCGTTACTACCATCGTTACTACCATTTACATCACTTCTTTTATGATTCAACAATTCATTAGCCTTTTTAAATTTAGAATAGATCTTAGTATCATGCTTGACACACTTACCATTCTTACTATTCTTACTATTCTTACTATTTTTTTCATTATTTGAAAATTCTAAGACTTCTACCACATTATCAATATGAATTACATTTACTATTTCATTTGTAGCATTATTATCATTTATAACACCATATGTGATATTTTCTTGTATTGCAGTAGGTGAAGACATTATGTAATTATATGTTGTTATTCCTATATATTAACAATATTTTTTTAATATCTTATATTATAATACATTACAATATATAACTAAATTATATTTTAGATAACAATAAATATATATGTGTATATTTATTGTTACGGTTATGGATACGTATTTTAAGCGTTAATATAAGTATTTTATTAACATCTTATACAATCACGAATTTATATTTATTTTATGATTTAATATACAGTTTCCCATTTCATATTTATTATATTTTTAGATGATTTTAACAAAACAGAAAATTGAACTCACTATAAAAGATAATAATATACTACACGAACAAATCGCAAAGCCAATCGCAAAACCAACCGCCACGCCAATACAATGTCAGCTCAATCCGCAAAGTCTTCATATTCAACCAAGCCCTCTACTGTAAAGGAAATCCTTTCCGGTGAGACTTTCAATTCCGACAAAGATATCAAATACTCTAAGCCCAAAGTGAACTCTTCGGGTGGCAAGAGTGTTGGAATTCTCAACGCTTCAACCAATGGGGCAACATATGTTTCAACTCCTCTCATGATGACATGGGGTGTATCTGAGTTCGCGGATAAGAAAACAGGCGAAAAAACATACAGCATGTCGCTCCAATTTCCTGGTGAGGAATACAATACACCAGCCATCACCAAGTTCCGCGCAAATATCGTAAAGTTTGAGGAAAAAATCAAAGCCGATGCTCTCGCAAACCAAAAGGAATGGTTTGGAAAGTCAACAATGACAAAGGATCACGTCGATATGTTTTGGACTCCTATTCTCAAATACGCAAAGGGTGAAAATGGCGAACCCGATCAAAAGAAGAATCCCACCCTCAATGTCAAGATTCCCATCTGGGAGGGTGTATGGAATGTAGAGCTTTTCGATCCTCAGTCTCGCAAGATCTTCCCTGATTCATCCAACGAGCACTTGACTCCTCTTGATTTGATCGCAAAAGGTTCTCATGTTGCTGTCGTTCTGCAATGCGGTGGTGTCTGGTTCGCTGGTGGGAAGTTCGGTGTTACATGGAAGCTCTTTCAGGCTATCGTCAAGCCTAAGACAACTCTTCGCGGCAAGTGTCACATTCAGCTGTCATGCGATGATAAGAAGATTGTAGAAACTCAAGAAATTGACACGATCAGCGACGATGATGTTCCTTCTGCAACACATGCTGAAGATTCTGAGGAAGAGGAAGAAGATGAAGAAGAGGAAGAGAGCTCTGCTATTAGAAGGACTGCATCTATGCCTACACATGCTCCTGCTCCTGCTGCATCTGTGCCTACACCCGCTCCTGCGCCGGCACCTGCTGCTGCTACTGCATCTGCAGACGATTCAAGTGCTGGAGGTGGTGTAAAGAAGATCGTGAAGAAGGTTGTTAAGAAGTAAAAACAGGTTATCCATAAAACGCTAGGACGCTGACGACAACGACAACAAAATCAACACAGTAAGAATTATCAATTGAGTAGATATAATATACAGGTATGTGATTTTAATGTTTGTAAATTTAATTGTAAAATAATACTAACACATTTTGAACAGGTATATAACATTTTTTTACAATTTACAATTTACAATTTACAATTTATATTTACTTGATGCATATTCAGAATATTTTTGTCCAAATGTATTTTGCAATAATAAAATATACTTTCGAATGATTTCGTCATATGATACGTTATCTTTTTCAACCATATTCAATAGTTCTGTAAACCCATTCATTAAATCATGAATTACTTTATTATATGATATATTATGAGGCTGTTTTACTATTTTAGATAATATACTTATTATACTTCTAAATAAAGTTATATAATCTTGATTTTTATCGCTATATCCCTTATATTTGCGCGACTCTCCATCTCCATAATCTATAATTTTTGCACAATGGGAATTGTCTAATGAAATAGGCTCTTTTAAATATATAGAATCTGTATTCAATGTTTTATGAACAATATTGCTACCAATCATTTTTTTTATACCAACAATAATATTTGCAAGAAGACTAAACAAAATACTAGGTTCTGGTATTGTTTTTTCGTCTTTATGAACACCAAACGCATTTCTCAAATAATATGATAAATTATGAACACCACAAAAAGCAATATTAAAAACAAAAAATTCGTCAACCGTATAGCTCGGTTTTGTTAAAGAACATTGCGAAAAATCGGAAGGTACATGTTCATTTTTTAATTCAAATGCATCTATAAGCAAACTGTGAAATAATCCCTTTGGGTCTATTTCTTTCATTTTTTTAAGAATCTTATATTCATGTCTATATTCACTAAATGCATTATTTTTAAGAACTACTTTTGACACAATTTCGTTATTGCTGCTACTACTATTTTTATTACTGCTTGTAAGATCAGGGCGATAAACACATCCGTAATTACCCTGTCCTATTAATTTTCCACCAACAAATATTCTACGCTTATTTCTATGTATAGTTTTATTTCTATGTATAGTTTTATTTTTATTTTTTTTAGTTAGATTCCCCCTAGTTATTCTCTTTACCTTATATTTTATATTACCTTTATTTTTTTTATATGTTTTATATATTTTTTTCATAATGGAATGAACCTAATATGTATATATATATATGTATATATATTACAATATTACAATATTACAATATTACTTTATTTTTTATCTATTAGTATTTCTTTTCCAATATTTTTTATTATTTTTCGTTCATAGTTGTTATAGTTCTCAATCGGTTCACATATTGAGCGCATCATCGTCAAATACGCTATCTGCTTACGCTCTGTTTCCATCCAGTCAGGGTTGTCTATTGCCCATTGTTGCAATGCAGTGCGTTCCTTATCTGCTATTTTTACAATCGTGTTTTTCATCATCTCATGATTATCATCTTTTTGCCACTTGTCTTCATCTTTTATATACATAATGTCACGTTTTATATCTGTGCAATGAATGGGACGTTTGTAAATATCCAATTCTTTGAGTCCTTTTATTAAAACATCAGTTATACCGCGTGATATACCATTGGTTTTGGAAAATAGTAAATCCTCTAATGTTATTTTTAACGAATCTATAAAATCAGATATATTTAATGCATCTTTGCACTGCTCATTTAAAAATACGTTCAGATTAAAATTGTTATTCATTGTATTATTGTTAGTCGTATTATTATTTGTTATATTACCTATTTTCGGTATTATACTATTTATTTGCTCCTGTTGTCCTTTTATTATTTTCATCATTTCTTTATTATCATTTATTAATTCCATAAACATATTTTTTGTTATAGTTATATTATCTTCTATAAGTGTGTTTGTTTCTTTTTTCTCTCCATCAACTATATTTTTAGTATCATGTTTTATTGGTATTGATGATGACTCGGGTGTATTGACAATACCACATGTTCGCTTATGCTTTGCAAGACTTGTATGATGATTATATTTCTTACCACAAATGCAAACAAATGGTTTCGGTTCCTTGTATGGCGTTTTTTTCGTAGTCTCAAGTAGTCGTTTATGTTTATTGGTCTCGATATGTTTTTTATAGTTAGATTCCTTACAGCATTTAAAGTCACATATATTGCATATAAAAATATGGCATTTTTCGGCATTTTTTTTGGTAGTCGTTTCCATCGTTTTCTTATATTATAGACTACAAAAAAAATGCCTAAACCTTTTTCATATAATATTTATAAAATGTTAAAAAAGTTATCGTAACAAATTATTCAACTAAAAAATAAAATTTAGAGCATTATGCTCTGAGTGACGTTTTCATCGTTTTTTTCAAATCTATAACTGGTTTTTAGAAAATGGACATTTATAAATGTCCATTTTTGAAAAACGGCCCTGAGAGTTGAATTTTTTATACATCATCACTTATTCGGCATCCGCCCTGCCAATTTCGCGGGGTTACCTTTATGATTTGAATTCTTTTTTCTTTTTTTTATAATACAGAGCATTATGCAGTGAAACGAATATCGGCGATAAGATCGTGGGAATTTTGTGATAATGGTCGGAAAGTGGATGAGTTTGTTTTATAACTTTATATAACTTATAAAACAAGAGATGTAAGAGATTCGAGAGAAATTGAGTAATTCAAAGATTTGTATATAATAAATAAAAACTGTAAAAATACACAAATAATATTTCGCAATATATTACACCAATTCTATATTAAAAAATATCGATGATTTTTCTGATGTATCGTATATATTTTTTGTATTTATAATAGGTATTCCGGCTCCATGTAATATATATGTTTGTGTATTTTTTATATATAATATAGCAGCATCTATAGAAAATACTCTATTACCTATATCGATTTCAATACACTTTTTCTCTAATAAATCCGATATTTTCATACGTATATCTATATAAATGTCATTATTTGCATCAATATATATATGAGAAGGTGTTTTTGGAATGCAGCGAACGATTAGGTCGACAGATGTGTTATCTTTTTCGCCCAATTTATAGTATAGTTCGGTATGCCAAAGAGGGATATAAAACTTTTTCTCATCGTGTTCCAATATGTATATATTATTCGGTTCAAATAAATCATCAAGTGATACAGAAATAACTACCAAATTATCGAGTGCCATCTTATTTCGCATAATACGCTCGAAAAGTGCCAATTTTTCTGCACTTATATGAAATGCTTTGTGGTATGTTGTTATTATTTCATATATATTATATGCTACATCTTTATCTAGATCCTCGAACATTTTTAAAGATAATTCTTGACAGTCTTCTACAATTATTTTAATTAATGTATTTATAGTTGTAGATGTATGTTCCTTCGAAACAGATGTCATTTTTTGCAATAGAGATTGTATAAAAACTCGAAATATAGAAACATAACTATCGGTGCCACTGGTTTCTTCCTCGCAACCATGAGAAGCACGAGAAGCATGAGCGTCGTGAGATATATCAAAATTCATTAAATATAAATATGCAGCATTGACTTCTTTGAAATTTTCACATGATTCGTCACTATTTGCATTTTTATCGGGATGATGCTTAAGAGCTAATAATCTATAATTTTTTTTCAGATCTTCTGGTGTATAATTATATTTTAGGTTTAAAATATTACGCGCTTTTTGTATATCCATTAACTATAGTTATTATACTATACATGTAATTTTCTAAATGGTAAATTGGTCTATAATTATTATTAAAATATTGTAAAAAAATATTTGTCTTTAATAATATTTCCGACATATTTGCCTCATTTATTAATTTTTCATGAATAAGTATTGTCAAAATATACCATATACATTCATTTATATCTAACTCGTATATTAGAATATCATATAAAATATCACGAAATTTCAAAAACTCTATTTTATCAGGATTTTTTATGTTTTCTATAATTGCTCCACAAATACATTCATGTGGATTTGTTAATTCACTTATATTTGTGAGAATATTTTTTATATTAGAAATATTTTTTATATTAGAAACATGTAATTGCTCATTGGGTTCATTTTTTATTGCAAAACATTTATTATAATTTGAGAACTTCGGACGAGGAATACTTATTATTTGCGATTTATTAATTATATTATCGGGTATAAAACTAATATTTTCCGTTATAATTATAAAAATTAATTTTATTTTATTCAAAGATTGTGACTGCATATAACTATAAAATATATCCAATAATTCGCTATGTATTTTATGAAAATATTTGCATAATATTATACCGTGTGTATTCACACGCGTAGATACAACATCATTTATCTGATTGTAAATATCGTTCCATAATATTTTAGAATTACACCCTAACAACGACATATCAACCTCAAAATGAATATCGCTCATTTTTATTATAAAATTATCTTTATTTGAAGTTACAGTAAGACGTTTCTCATATTTTAATTCACTACTGCTATATTTTTTTATACATGATAATGCTTGTGTATATTTACCTACACCTTTTGGGCCATAAAAAATAATATTTTTTAAA